CTATACTGCGGCTTTTTCTTTGTAGTCAATCATTAAAAGGTCGGGCTTGTAGATATCTTTTACATTTGTGTCGGGCTCAAAGGTGCTGTATCTGCTGTCTTGAGGGGTTCGAATTATCACGTTATTTAAAAGGTCTTTCAACGCCCTTTCAAAAAGGTTTAAACCCATCGGGCACAACTCATCTCGCCACAGCTTTGCAGCGCTTTTTTGCGGCTCCAAATGATACTGTGGCGGTATCCAGCACCAATCCTGATATGCGATATCGCCACGGTCAATGCCGGCATTTAACCAAAACACCGTTCCGCCGGTAATAGGCTCCTTCATTCTGATTGCCCACTCAATCGACGAGCGCCCACGGTGCCGAGGCAAAAGGCTCGGGTGATATCCCAGCCAACCCAGCCGAGGTATGTAACGCGTTCGCTTTCCAATATAGTCAAACGAGTGCGCTGTTATTCCTAAATCACACTCCGGCATATTATCCGCATTTAGATTTCCGGAAGGAATAATCGGTATATTAAACCTTCGCGCCGCTGTGCCGATGTACTTATCATCAACCGGGCAACAAACGCCAACCACAACAATATCCAACTTCCTGCAAATATCAAAAACCGCTTCAGCGAAAAACTTTTGTCCGCTTATAAAAACTCTAAATTTGTTCATTTCCTAAATATTTAAAACCCTGTATTGCACGAAAATGGCCGCCGTACCCGCCGCTGTGCATTTTCTTTTTATTACCCGCCGCGCTTGGAAATCCCTTACTGGTGGCGTTTATTGATTTATTGCTTTTAACTTTGTTATCACCGTGTAGCTTTGCGCTTGTTTGGATCCACTTTTTAGAATTTCGCAAATAGCCGCATAGCTGAGGATGTGAGGTGTGGAAAAAAGTATGATACTTTCTGCCGCATCTGCCATTTCCCTCCAGGTGGTGCTGCATAACAGCGTTTAAAAATGTGGTTCCAACGCCCGCTCCCTGCCATTCCGGCATTACAACGAGACGCGTGGCGCGGTAGGCTTTAGCCGTAAACATTGGACACACGGCAACGTGGCAAACAAGCTCACCGTTAACGGTCCCAACGAAATACTCCGCACAGGGTGGATGCTTCAGATCTAAATAATAATGCTCTTTAAAAAATCGCCAGTAACTTCCGTTGACCTTCCAAATATCAAGCTGAATATCGGGTCGCTTCCGGACTTTTTTTTTACTTCCGATACTCGCGTATCATAAACCCAGTCCGGCTGGAGCCAATCGATAACATCATAATGGCAGGAAAGCAACACAACCTGCTTTCCGGTCTTTCGCCAGCTCTTTGCAAATGCTGCGGCCCCGATTTTAGCAATCTGCCGGTCAACTACCGAGGTAAATTCATCAACGACCACATTATCGGGTGCATCACAGATCAATCGCGCCAGACCGGCACGAAACTGCTCGCCATTAGAGAGCACCTTAAAAGGGCGGAGCCACGCTGGCACATCGCCGAGACCCACAGCTGATAGCGCTGCTGTCACAACGTTCATACTATCAGCATCTGGCGCAATATCCTCAATTATAGGCCGGTTTGCGTCCCAGCCGTGCGATAGGTCAATAATTCCCACATCAGGCCAAATTTGCTTTCCGATGGAAGTCTTACCGGATCCTGACGGGCCAACAATGACACCAATTTGCCAGCCTTCATCCTCAATAGGTATTTCGGCAACATGTTCCCAGTTGTGACCGCTTTCTGCATTAAACAGGCTTTTCACTTTTTCGCTTCTGAAACCTGTGAAATTATCACAGGTGTGTTTTACATGAATTTTCATACTGATACAATTTTTAGGTCTTTAAACCCCATTTTTTTTAATTTTTCAAATAGCTCGATTTGCTCTTTTTCAGTGCCGACTTTTATAATTACGGCGTGCTGCTCTTTGTACTTAAAGTTTGACATATATTTATTATTGGTTTATATTTGCAGTTCTCACAGTATTTTTAGACACAAAAAAAGCCAGCAAAAGAAGACTTGCGTCCTCCATTGCTGGCTCGTGCTATTAAATACTGTGAGAGGTTTTTAATGATGGAGGGCGTTTTTATTTCCTGCCCCCACGGAAATAGTTCTATACTAATTTACGCGGCTTATAAATCTTCCATAAAATTTGAATCGCCCCCAGGATAAACATTCCTAAACCGACCCAAACCACCGGTGAAATTCCTTTTTTTAGGACCGATTTTGCCAGACTTTCTTGCAGCTTTTTTATCTTTTCAGAAAGCTCTGTAATCTTAGTACTTTGCTGGTCTATCTTGCTGTCCTTCTGCTTAATGGTTTTTTGCTGCTCATCAACAGTTTTAGAAAGACTTTCCGCGCGTTGCGTTTGGCTGCTGAGCGATTCGGTGACAGACTGTAGTTTCGTGCTCAAAGTGCTTTCAGTGCTGTTTGTTATTTTAGTCCCGGTGCCTGCTTCAAATTCGTAGCTCATACCAGATTTAGTATCGGTCACTTTTACCGTACCTTGAGGATTCAGTACATCAAAATTGGTGCGCTCACTTTTGTCGAGCTGTTCCTGAAGTTCTGCCCGCTCTTTTTTGAGTTCAGAAATCTGGGTGGTCTTTACCTCCAGTTCTGTTTTGGTTTTCACCTCTCTGATTTCAATCTCGGAAATTTTTGCGTTGAGCTCTGAGATACTTTTCTCGTAAAATTCGGTTTTAGTCTTACTTTCATCTTTCAGTCGGTTAACCTCTTTTTTCAAGCTACTACAGCCCGAAAATATCAGCAGGCTAAAGAGGAGTATTGTCGGTACGGTTTTCATTATTTTCTTTTTTAAATTGTTCTAAAAGTTTAAGAAAGGCGTCCTCTTTGTTTTTCAGCAATTCAATAATCTGCATCGCGGACGCCTCAGTTTTCCGGCGCACTTTGTCTTCAGCCTTTTCGCGGACTGACTTAAATTCTGTTAAAATTAGAGCAGTTGCGGCAAGAATGGTAATAAACGGAATAGCCGAAAGCGGGAATTCAAAGAAAAATGAAATCGGTAGCAGCGCGTCAAACAGCAGCGCGAAAAACATTGATGCATAGTAAAACACAAATTTCTCGATGCTTCTTTTGTAGCCCTCACTGGAACGTAGTTCGTTTAATTTCTTTGCCTTTTGAACACCAAAAAACAGGTCTATTAAAATAGCGATCAGTACGCCACCCCAAGCCATTGAAACGACGATTAATTTCTGCATAATCGCGGCGTAATCGTTATTTAAAAACTCTGTAATCATAATAATTATTAATTGGAAAGCGCTGCTAACCACGGCGTAAGCAATACCGCGGCAACATAGAAGAGCATCACGAAAAAAAGATTAAAGCGCATTGCCATGTCGGATCCCATACGCTTCAACAGCGCATTAAAAAAGAACAGCAACACCATCGCGGCGGCATAAACAACCCAAAGAGAAATAACCACGTGCAGTTTATAAAAAAGGAGGCAGAAAATTGCAGGGAGTACAATCATCCAGAGGATCTGTCCGGCAGTACTTTGATATTCGTCGAGTTTATCGAAAGGCCAAAACGCATTTTCGCTGTTAAATTCATTTTTCATGGTTTTGTAATTAAAATTGTTAGTAAAAAAATGCCCACACCCGCGACGAAAGCCAGCACGTCTGGAACATCATAGCGCACTTCATTTGCGCGTATTCCGAAATCCTTCTGGATAAGTTTATAATCTTTAAACTCCCACAAAAGAGCGAAAACAACTGCCATTAAAGCCAACCAGTACGGTTGGTTCCAAAATGCGTGTGCGGTATGCAAAGCGGCGAGCATTGTTGAAAAATGCAAAATTTTGTCGCGTTCTATTTTCATAATTGTTTGTTTACCGGAAATTCCCAATCTCCCTTGGTTAAATCAATTGCATCTTTACAATGCTCTTTGTCGAGTTTATTTAAAATTTTCACGAGCATTTTTCCGTAAAACCATTTTGACAACCTGCCGGTTCCTTTTTCGGAAAGCGTTTCCATTACTTCATTTTTTCCGAGTGCAGAAGAAATCATTTCACCTTCAACGCCAAACTGATAACCATTTTTTAAAATCAAATATTGGTTCCAAAACGTTCGGTAATTTCTGCCTGCAAAAGCATCCAAAGCCATTGCTTCCTGCCGGTCATAATCTGCCATTTTCTTGCGCCTTTCGGCTTTTGGCAGGTGTGCAATCCTGCGCTTAAAAACCAGTCTATTTGTTACGTTAACCACGGTCAGAAGAAAAATTGCAATAAGCCAAAGTTTAAATGCTTTCACTCAAACATTCCGTTGTTATTGTCGTTGTCAATTCCTTTTGTAAGTAGTGGTGAAAGTGCTTCAAAGCACTTATCGGCGTACATTTCAAAAGCTAAAGATTTGAGATAAGGGAAATTTTCTTCACTCATTTCTTCCTCTGAATTAAAGTCCGGATTTGGTATAGCATTAAGATTTGAATCCAAACTCACCACCATATTATCATTCTCTATAATCCACGGCTTACCCCCATTTAGAGCGGGATAAATACTCATTTGCTTTACGATTTTACCGTTGTTCAAATGCAGAATTTCAGCATCTATTTTTATAAAGTCTGCACGACCATTTATTTCAGCTCCCCAAACCAATAATACACGAGCAAAACCTGTTGCTGCATCATCATCAATTTGGTGAACTAAACGTGCTTTTCCAAAATCGTAATCTTCTAAATTTATTGTTGTTTTCATTATGATAAATAATTATATGTTTTACTTGGTGTTCCTATTATGCTTACTGCAACAGTCCATCGGTACTGCTTGCATAGCACATACACAGCTTGCATAGCAGTTTGAACATCTCCATTTGATGAACCTAAAACGAAGTTTGGCGGTGCTTCAAAAACACCAGTAGGAATTGCAGTAGTAGAACTAGTATTTATCCAGGTTATATTTCTAAGAACAGTATTTCCAACAGTCATACTTGCAATGCTTGATACTTTAGCTAAGCATTTAATAATAGATTCATCTATTCGTGCAACTGTTAGATATGAGCCGTTGGTTTGATAGGAAGTAATTCCTGAAGTTTCTATTCCAGTAACCAAATCTGTGGATATATTGCTTGTATTAATTGCAGAAAAGATTTTTAAATTTGGCATATTCGCAACCCCAACACCCCAAGCTGTAATACTTGAGTTAGAGCTAGCATTTCCTCCCGCTCTATAACCCATAGCTAATTCTGTAATTTGCTTACAATTATTAAATTGAACTGGAACTTCCGTTAATGGTGCATCACCAAAGGACAATACTCTAAGAGTAGAGATATCTTTTAAATTATCTGGAATATTGGCGGCATTTACACCAACATCATCCAAGAAGAGGTTTGTTAAACCTTGAATGTTAATTAACTTATCTAAATTTGAAACTGATAAATCAGACAAATTAAATCCCCCAGTTAAAGTTAATGTTGTAATTTGTGAACTATAAATCCATTTAGGTATATAATTAATTGGTGTAAGTGTAGCATTATTAAAGGTTAAAAATGAAAATTTTCCTCCACTTAACTGAACAGGGAAAGTTGAAAATTTAGTGTTTCTAAAAAGTAAAGTATCAAGATTGTAGATACCTAAATTTAAAGGAAAGTCGCCGACAAAATTCCACTTTGAGCCAGCAGTTGAAACAGAAACAGTTTTGATTTTTTCAGGATTACTAAACCAAATTTTTACATTTTTTACTGAAGTATCAGGGTATGTTTTTAAAACACGAGCATAACCATCAGTGCCCGTTCTAAACAAACTTGTTTCCCAAACTGTTGACGTAAATGCTTCCTCAAATATTGGGCTTTCATCGCCAAAATCAACGTAAATAGTCTGTGGCAGCGAAGTTGTTATAAATTTCATATCCCGTCCTGAATGTCCTGTGGGTGGAAATTGCGTGTCCGCAATTTGAAAGGTTAGTGCAGGAATTGTCGCGGGAATTAAGAATCGCCCCTGACTATCTACTAAAATTTTACCTTCTCTTGCTATAAATTTATCCATACTATACTACTTCTGTTCCTGTGAAAAACATCCATTTAAAACCAACCTTTAAATAGTATCCGTTCAAATTTGGAGTATCAACTCTTTCGGTTCCATAAGCATTTAATTCCGCGAGCGTATGATTTATAGTTGTAGAACTAATTGATTTTTGTTCAACCGTTGTATAAAGGCTTGATTTCGGAACATAAGCTTGTTGCCCTGCTGCATTTTGTACTCTAAAAAGTCGGAAAGTTTCATCTGCGGTTTTATCTGTTAATCCTGTAACATAGTAAAGTTTTCCTGCTGTTGCGTGTGTATAGGTAAAGCCTTGCGTGAAAGTTCGGTTTGCCGTTGTGGTAAGGTCTGTATTTGCGATATTCTGTACAACACCAGATACCCATGTAAATACAGAACCCAACTTTTGCAGCGACCATATACCATCCGTTGCAGGTTTATCTGCTTTTCCTGCAAGAGCCGTTGCGTTAGCGGTAACGGTAGCATTCAACCCATCTATCAAATCTTTCAAAACTTTACCTTGATAAGCAGATAAAGCTGATGTAGTCATTATAGAGTTAAGAGAATTAATAACAGCACTCTTATCTAACTTAGAATTTATCAATGCAAAAATATCTGTGCCCTCTGGCATTGTTTGCATCGTAGCAATTAATTCGGTAATTGTATCTACAATATTATCTTCATCGGCATCGGTTAAAGCTGCTTTCCAGTTTTCTAAAACTTGCAGCGCATTTTCCGCCGTTGTAAGTCGGTTGCTCCACTTTGCGCCTTCCGCGGTGGTACCGTCTTTCTCCAAAATATCACCATCAGCTCCAGCTTCGGGAAATTTTGCGCCGCCACCATCGCCGGCACTGTACTTCACAGGTTTAAGGTTTCCGTTAAAAATCCTAAAAAGTGCTGTTATATCCGGTTTTAAAATCAGATCCAAATCAGTAAATCTAAGGAGCGCCTTTTCCGGCGGTAGTGTTTCAGCAGTGGCAAGCGAGAAGATAATATCAACACCTGCCTCGTTTTTAATATAAAATTCCTTTCCGTCCCAAAGGTCGGACGTGTCGATAATTATTCCTTTCAGCGTAACCGAACCCGCAAAGGAGGTCTTCGTAACGATAAAATTGCTTGAGCTGCCGTTTGCCGACAAAGCTACAGGAGTCTCAACATTTACCAGTGAAGTCGTCCAGTTATCCTGTGACTTGGTTTTCATTCCGCTTGTTGGGCCTTCGTCTACAGTTACACCTTCAGAGCTTATAATTAAGCGGAAAATTTGCAGTGCATTTTCCGGAATTTCCGGATCCTTCATTTCCGGTAATTCGTCGCTTTCAGCAATAAAGAAATCGGACTGATTTTTAACGGCAAAACCACGGATAACCTTAACGCCATTTCCCGAAACGGGTGTAAAAACCCATTGATTTGGAAATGCTCTCGTAATGAGCTGGCCTTTTACCCGGACTTTATTCGCGCCGGAGCTGTGCACTGAAAGCTTCACCTGGTTGTCCACAATTTCTACTGCACCAAGCGCTATTACTTCTGATGTTACCACAGAAAATGGCAGCTGATCCTCACGAACCATCCCGTTTTCTAAATCGGCTTTTTTTGCCAAAGTAGCCGGTAAATCTTCAATAGCCGTCTGCGGTATTTTTTCCTCTTTATGCCAATACGAATCCTGCCACGCCCAAAAATCCCACTCAGGTGGTTTTTTGCCGTTTTCAAATTTTTGGGCGAGCGTGTATTTTGGTATAATTGCCATTTTATCTAATTATAAAAATCCTTTAAAGCGAATAAATTTCACAATTCTGGAGGGCTGGATATTGCTGTGAGACTGTCCGCCACCTTTTGTTAGGTTCTGAGTCTGTCTTACATACGAATGAACAGTTCCAGCAGTGGTACTGTCGCCTGATGCGTTCGGGTAACCTGTACCGTTGAGACCAGTCCAACCAAAATTAAGCTGCGGGATTTCATTAATACTCAGTGTTACCTGAGCGGCACCTAAATTTCCGCCCAATGTTCCGAAGTTTACGTCGCCATAGGCGAGACCAACAGGGGTGCGCCCGGCTAACTCAATGTGCTCCTCCCAGCCTAAAGGAATTTCGGATTCTGGTTTATCCCATATTGCTACCAGACCAATTGGAACGGCCATTTCTAATTTTGTCAATCTGTCTTCCAGCATTAGTAGAGTTTGCGGCCTTCTAAATTTTGCCCACTCAAATTGGGTTGGCGAACTTCCGAAAGTTGCGTACCGGGTGTAGATGACCGGCTTAGCGGAGCCGTCCTCAAAACCGCGCAGATCGGAATTTTGAACAATGACAACAAATTCACTTACAGACGCAGACTTAAATGGTAAAAGCTCTCCATTTATCGAGACGAAGCCGTCAGCAACCTGATCAATATTAATCGTTTCGCAGCCACTAATAATAACCAGCTCACCGGCTAATTTTCCGTATTCGTTAAATGTTTTATAGGCGTCCTGGGCGGCCTCTAAAATTTGCGTGCTCATCGGAAACCCCCCGGACTGATTATAATCTATGATATTCATCGTTATATTTTTACAACTTTATACCGCTTGGAAGCGAGGCGGTAAATCTCAATTAAGCTCTGCATTTCGTAAATTCCAAAAACCAAATCGGTCGGCACCTGAACTATAAAATCTACTCCCGTATCTTCATAATCCGAGTCGTCAAATAAATACATCGTACCTAAAAATTTGGGTTTTTGTTCCCCATCGGTATAAATATATTGCCTGCGAAAGCCGTTGCCTTCCACAATCTGAATTCTTCGGAGTTGGGTGTCAAACCGATCGTTTAGAGCGGCACGCAAATAGCAAACCTGTGAATTATGCGCGAGCCGGTAAATCATTTCTTTACGGTTCTGCAGAAAAACATAGTGCAAGTCTTCCAGAGGTTTAACCAGGACGAATAAGAACGCGGCCATTAACTCCGACCTTAAAAATGTAGGTGTTAACAGGAGTGCCAACCGCTTAAAATTCACATTAAACCACATATCTAAACCTTAGCGATATATTCAATATTTAAAAAGTCTTCAATCTCGAAATAACCGGAAACAGGAATCTGACTCACTGAAATATTTTCAAAATTTCCGTACGCATTTCCGTCGCTGTCTATCCATTTTGTTGCGGCATTTACAAGATGTGGGATTTTCACGCCTTCAGTCTTCTGGAGCTTATCAATAAGCGAGGCGAGAATTAATTCACCATCAAACGGAAGCTCTTTCATGAACTCCTTCAGCGCTTCATCTACCGGCTTTCTGCTTGGATTTAAAATCGAAAAGCCGTCGGCTGTCAACAGCAGCGGGTCGTAATATATTTTTAGTCGCAGCTGCAGAATATCCGGCAGATAATTAATTACGGTTACTCTTACGCCCGCGTCCTTGTACTCGGCAACGTAAGCATCGAAAGCCGCTTTTTCTCCCGGTTGGATCGGTGCTAATTTCCCGTTAACCTCCGTGGCTATTTTTATAATAAGGCGGGATTCTGAAACCGCCTCAGTTACTGCCGCGTACTTAATAATTTTAGAAGTCTCAATTTGCTCCTCGGTTTTTTCGGTGTTATCGAAAATGTCGGTGTCTTGTATTAATGCGAAACCAAACTGAAAGTCCAGCGCCTTGTTCCGGTACCACCGGGTGGTGTGTGGCTTCAGTTGCGCAAGAATATTGGAGACCTCGGCTTTGTGCTCATCAAAAATAGTTTCAAGCACCCAGGCGCAGTATGCCATAATGTACAGCCACAGCCTCCAGATTGCAGTTTTTGAGGTAGAGTTAAGCGTCGCTAAATTTATATCGGACTCTTTTTTTGCCACCAAATCGGTGAAAATTGTATCAATCGTTCGTGCCATTTTTTAGCTTACTTTAAAAGTTTTATCGATAATCCAGTAGCCAATACCTTCCAGATTTTCACCGTCAGCACCATCCTCAATTGTGTGGTCGGTGGCCGGTTTTAAATTTTTTGCGGTGTAGAACCCAAGCATATCACGGTTAAAGGGCACGCCGTCGGGAATAATTAATTGATATCCCGGAACCAGATATGAGGTTACCGACAAAGAATTTTCCTTTGCAATTAAAAAGGCATTTTGAGCGTTCCCGGTGTGCTGTATTGCAATATCAAGCAGGCTCTGGTTATGTAAAACTTCAAAATTCATTAGGTAATTTTACCAAGGGTTAAAGGTTGCCCAGCGCCGCCACAGGTTCCCGTTACAGTCGCATTTTGTAAGAGCGCTTTCATGATTTCATACATAGCATCTACCAGCACATCCAGTGCTTCGTCAGCATCATCAATATTTTCTCTCACCACAATCAGCTTCGCCTTTACTGCCGCTTTTACTTCGGCTTCATTAATTGCCATTTCAAACTATTTTAAAAAGTTATTAAACCGTGTTTCAATTTCCTTAAACGTAGGTTTGTTCAGCAGTAAAATTGTGGGTCCTGCATTGGTTGTAAATTTCATATTTTGGATAGCCTGGAGCAAATCACCCATTAATTGCTTTAGGGTTTCGGCCTGTTTTTTAAGTAAAAAACCGTCATCGTTAAAAGAAAATTCCGAAGCATCAGTGCGCATAATCACCTCAACAATTTCCGAGAACATTTCCACGTACAGACGGTGCAGATCTTCTTGAATTGGCGACACCAACACGAAGCTGCCAACTTTGGGAATCAGCAGGAATCGCTTATCATCCTTCACGGTTGCGGAAAGCTGCACATCGACAAACTCCAGCTCGCCATCGCTTACGGTACAGGTTCCGACTTCCTTATTCACCGAAACCACCGAAGCCGGAAAAGTGCTTACTTTTCGGCCCGTCAGTTTACTCAGTGCTTTCTGTAACGTCTCGCTCATAATTTATTGCCAATGGTTACGGTTCTGCGGGCTCCGGAGGTTCCGAAGCTGGTCACAACCTTTTTTATAAAATACTTTCCGTTTCGGTTGGGGTGTTCCTTATCGATAATATCAGCAGCCATCCCGCGGGAGGCAAACGGCAGTAAAAATGATTTTACGGAGCCTTCGAAACCTGCATACTTCAGCTTCTTAAGCTCGGCGGTTGCCATTTCTTTCAGCTTCTTTTCATCAGAAATCACCGAGGTGTGGAAGGTGCGGAGTTCGCCGCCTTCGTCGCCTGCCTCCACCTGCTTTTTATTATTTTGATTGTCGATATAGGTATATCGAATCTTTAATTTTTTGTCGTCTTCGGTTTTAAACTCCAGATCATTGGACACTAGATTGTAATTCAAATCATATTTTGCAGCCTGCCCGATATTAGTTCCCTGCTGGAGTCCGCAGTACAGTTTGCCGTCATCGTCAACGAATGATGTGAGCGCAAAGTCTTCTTTAAGCTTCTGCAGAACCTGAGCAGCGTTCGCATTCTGAATAATGTATTTATCAACAGGAATCGCCGGTATTTTCTCGCTGAGCTTAATCTCGGTATCTTTCACCAGCTCCTCCAGTATTTCTTTTATGGTAGTTTTCCCGAAAGCCCTGGTCACATTCTTTCTCCTCAAAAGCCACATGGCGTCTTCGCAGAAAATCTCCATCGGGATTTTCGGGCTGATTTTCGATATAAAGCCGGTAAATTCCACGCCTTCATATTTCCCGTCGTAACCCAGCGTAATACTCACTTTATCGCCAACTTTCAAAACCTCCTCGGTAAAAACCGACTGGTTATTCTGCGTAATCTTAAAGCGGCTCGGCAGCTTAATAATGGCGGTGTCGGCAAGGTCTTCCACCGACCTCGTAATTTCAACCTCGTGGACTGAAAAGAAGGTGTAATTGCCGATCACTATTTTGCATTTTAGTATAAACATTATCCCAGCTGGTTAATTAATCCGTTGGACTGTTTTTCTGTCAGGTCCGCATAAAAGTCCTGATCACTCACCGCAGTTATGGTATATTTCTGCATGCCCTGCATTCCCGCCATTTCTTCAAAGTCCAAGGATTTGAATACAAGGTTTCGGATTTCGAAGAGTTCCAGAAAGGCGCTGCCTACAACTTCCATTGCATCATTGATGGCAAACAGGCGGTTAAGCTCCAGAACCTGCTCACTCGGGTACTCGTCCGGTGTTCCCGGATTAAAGCAAAGCCCGCGGATGCTCAGCGTATAATCTTCAGTATTAATGTATTCCTTCACAGTTCCGCGACGGTCTTTTCCCACAGTCGCAGTTTCTACGATTGTTTTGGTAAGACCTAATGAAATAAGAGGCTCGTTAGGGAAAATGAACTGCTCGCCCTTGTACGAAACCTTCAGCGTCTGGAAATAGGGCCGACCTTGTAAAAGCGCCGTTCCTACACCGTTGAGGCTAGGCAGCACAAAAGCGGTTTTATTTTTTTGCCACCATGCCGGGAACGCGGGGCCGACATACGAGAAGGCCTGCGCCGTTAATTTTTTGATATCAAATTCCATTACGTGGTCTGCATTTGGTTGACGCTGTTTACGGCTCTCAATAATATTTCCTGAACCTTTTCGCCAAGATTGTTAATTCCTTTTTCGGAACTGTCAACATGGATAACGGTTTGGTCTTGCAGCTTTCCAATTGTGATGTTAATATTTGTCTGCTTAGATCCGCCGCCGGTAATTCCATCGGCTTTTCGAGTGACCGCAGAACCGGCTCCTTTACCCTTACCTTTTTCTTCGCCGGTGTTGCCTAAAAGAGAATTAAATACAGAACTTTTTACTCCGGGTACGGACGCCTTTTTTGCTTTTCCTACAGCCGCCGCTGTTTTTACAGCCGCCGGCGCGCCCATAGCTACGCCTTCAGTATAACCCTTGGTAAAGTTATTTCCGAGCTTCCTGCCGCTTTCGATAAATCCTCTTGCGGACTCAACGCCGGTCAAGTTTGCCAGTGCGCCCTTACCAAGTTCAAAAGCTTTTGAAAAATCACCGTTTTTTAAAGCGTTCAGCGCATCACCCACGCCGCTTATCGCTTTCATAAGTTCCTGAATCCTCCCAATGACATAATCTTTAATCATATCACCCAAACCTTTCAGAACTCCCCAAACACCCATCACACCACCGCGGAACCACTCGAATTTCTTCCACAGGTAAACAATGGCTGCAACCAGTGCCGCAATGGCAATTATTACCAGAGAAATTGGGTTCATTGAGAGCACGAAGTTCCACGCGACGGTGGCCGCATTCACGAGCCAGATGACGCCGTTTAGAACGCCAAGTGTTAAGGAGTAGGCTGCGGCTCCAGCGTTTGCAATTACAAGATTAACTCCCACGGCGAGCAGAATTCCTGCGAAAAATATTAGTAGTGGGCGGCAATTAGTTATCCAGGTGAATATACTTATAAGCCCTTTTGCAAAAGGAACAATCCCCTCGGCTACGGCAATGCCAACATCGAATAAGGGGGAGACCCACTCGGCAAATCGTAGACCTACCTTCCGGGTAACCGACGCGAAGGCGTCCATCATTGTGGACCATTTTCCGCCAGCAGTTTGCGACATTTTTTGCGCCATATTATAATATCTGCCACCTTCAGAAGTTGCAATTCTAAAGGCCTCTGAAACCATTTCAGAAGATATCGCGCCCTTTTCCATTCTGCCCTTTAGGACGCCCATTGATAACCCGGTTTGGTCGGAAATAGTCTGAAGCGGGTTAAAGCCGTTATTAATGAGTTGTAATAAATCCTGACCCATCAATTTGCCGGTTGCCATAATTTGGGAGTAAACCAGGGAAAGACTACCGAGCTTTTCCTCATTTCCCATCGCGATATCGCCCAGCATTTTCATATTGGGCATAATCTTCTCCTGCACGATCCCGAAGCCAAGCATAGTTTCCGCAGCTTTATTCATTCCTTCGCCTGAATACGGCGTAAAGTTGGCGTATTGGGTGAGCTGATTCAGTAAAGCCCGCCCTTTTTCCGCGGAACCCAGCAGAACCTCAAATTTGGTATTGGTTTGCTCAGCCTGAACGCCGATATTAAAAAGTGCCTTCACCGACTCAAAAGTGGCAAAGGCTGCGAAAAGCCTTCCAGCTACGCCCACCAATCCGTTCAGGCTGGAGCTTCCCGTTTTACCGAGTTTGTCAACGTCCTCATCGAGGTCATCCACCTGATCGTTTACCCGCTTCAGCGCATCGGAAATCCGGGCAAGTGGCGAGGTAAACATATCCTTAAGGGAAAGCGTAAATCCGTACATTAATATTCTTTAGGTTTTTCTTTTTGTCTGATATCGTCCAGTTGAGCAATTTTTTCCGCCCACTCTTCATCGGTTAATTTCTCCGGATCAATGCCGAGGTAATATTCCAGCATCGTGTCCATATATCCTATAAAGTTGGCTTCAATACTGCCGTCTGAATCTTCTATAGCTTTTTTAGCTCAGCCTTTTTATTTTCCATAAGGCCTTCCAGCTGCTCAGCCGCACCAAAAAAATAAGCATCATTGGTTCTTACTGCCTCGTCACCGCCCAACCAGCAATCTGTTAAAATTCGCTCAACGAAGCTCAGTGGGTCGGTTTGCATTTTGGCCATTGCGGCTTTCAGAATTTTGCGGTCTGGTTTTTTTAAAAATCCCTCGGTTCCGTCTTCAAACTCAAGTTTAAAAATTTCTCCGTGTTTTGCTTTCCAGTCTTCAATTTGTTTTTGTGTTGTCTTTGGCATTTTATAAATTTTAGTGGTTGTTTTCTTTAAAAAAAACCCGCCCGAAAGCCGAGCGGGTTTTTTGTTTATTGGATGGTATGAGTGTTATTTCTGTGCTGCTTTTTTTAGGAATATAAAGGGCAATTCCACCAGCATATTTTTATCACCTTGATTCGCTTTTTTCGGGTCTTCGGTGAATTCTACACTTTTGAGGATATCAGTTACAATTGGGCCAGCATCTTTAGGAACAAAAGAAACGGTGATATCAATGTTAAGGTTAAGAATATCGTTATCCTTTGCATCCCGGACCATGGCCTCATACTCGCTCTGTAGTAGGGTAAGCTTTCCGTCTGCGGATCTATTACCGCGACCGATAGAGTGACCGTCGCAACCGCGCCCATAAATCACTTCCTTATCCTGTTTGACCGTATATTCAATTCCGGTTATTCCTTCTAAAATTCGTCCACCGATGACCGTGCTGACATCGCACCACGAATATTCTTTACTGTTAAATGTGCTCATAGTTATTAGTTAATTTGTGTGGTGAAACCAATATCGACGGTGATATATTTAGCATATCCAACTGGCAGTAGCTGAATAGCTACCGTCATGTTTCCGGTGGTAAGTACGTCCTGTCTCTCGTTGATATACACTCTCGCGTTACTCAGCTCGCCATTGGCAACCATAAGCCCTTGCAGTTGCGTTTCAACCTCATTCTGCCAACTCTTAATAATAGCCGGGTGAATGGTGCCCTCATCCGTTACTAAAACTTCGTCACCCAGATTTTCGATAAGTGAGCTGTAGGCAATCATCAGCGCTTTATCCATTACAAATCCGTTAGCAAGACTGCGGAAATCATCAGAAACGGCCGTAAGAGTTGGATCGTCTGAAAAGTAAAAGCCCGATCTGCCTGCAAAATTTCTCAGAATGATAAAGCCTTTATCGTGAATACTGTCCCATGCGCTGCTTAAGCTTTGCGCTGTAGCGCCATTGGTAAAAAACGCCGCTGTGTCTTCCACCGGCCCATCTTTTACGCGACCAATATTTCGCTGCACAGGTGTGCTAGCAAGTCTGCCTAGTGCTAAACCAATTGAGGCATCTTTAGCTCCATCGGTATTGGAAATAAGCAGGGAAACTTTATTGTGTGCGGTTGTTTTATAGTCTTTCAGGGCGGCTGGTGTTCCGTTAAAGCTATTTGCCGAAATCAGTACTCTAATCGGAAAATAATTCAGCTCAGCCTCCTCTGCAAGATCCTGCGCTTTAATTGCTGCCTTATCGACATCGGCATCCAAGCCGTCAGCAATAACTTCCGAACCAAGGGATTCTTTTACAATGCCCAAAATTCTAATTCTGCCATTAGCGTCACCAAGCAATTTTTTTGCATAATTCATGGTTTTATCAGCCATGTTTTCCATACTGGTGGCATCGCTCACCAACATTAACCACAGCTCTGCGCCATTGCCGGCATAATTATAAAATGCTTGAACGTGCTTATATGCGAAAGGATTTTCCGCCGCGGTGATACCTTTGTCTGCCGCATCCTGCAACGAGAAAACTTGTACGCTCTGACCGAGGGTGATTTTTGTCGCTACAGTAACACCCGTGATGACAAGTCCGGGCGTTTTTTGGATGTTTGCCGAAAGCAGGCCGAGACCTGTAGTAGCAATGTTGAATAAGATTTTAGGTAGTCCCATCAGATCTTTTTTGTTTTTTATGTGTTTAATTTTCTCCGGCTTCTGTGGATCGGGCAACCCGCTTACCACAGGCCACCCGGAACCAAAGAAAACAAGACAATGGTATTTGGTTTATTTGTAATACAAAGCGATTTCTTTATTTCGCCTGTTCACGAGTCCCGGAACTTTTTTCCCGTTATCGTTTACCCAGCGTAAAAACTGCGCTTTGATTGCAGGATCACTTGGGTTGCGATTAACTACTCGCAAAAGCGTAGATTTATTAAATGCGGTAATCCCAATGTTATAGCAAAAGGAAACCAAGGCGTTATACTGATTTTGCGTTAGAGGTTTCGTGACAACTTTATTGACGTTATTGGCGTACTTAGTGACCGTTTTTAAAAAGAGAGCTTGCTCCCGTTGTTTACTGATTACGTCACCTGGTCGGACCTTTGAACCGTCCTCGTAATATGTTATTCCCCTTCCGACAGTCCATACACCGCCCGAGTCCTTATATGCCTTATATCGCACGCCTTCGGCATCAGATAGGAAATTTTGCCCTGATAAATCGAACATTTTTTCCTCCTCCCATTTGCCGACCAGGGCGATACATTGTTGAGTTAGCAGCATTACTTTTTCTTTGTTGTAGCTTTTTTAGGAGCAGCAGCTTTAGGTGCGGCGGCATCTTTTACAGCCTCCACCTGTGTGGTAGCGGCCTCAGTAATTACCTCTGCTTTGCCCTCAACTTCCGTTGGGGAATCCGTAATGGTTGGAACTTCGACAGTTTCGTCCTTGGTTCTTACTTCGTCGCCTTCCGTTGTCACGGTGCTTACTGGAACTTCTGCTACCAGTGCAGCCGCGGCAATTTTACCCGCTTTATTCACGTGTTTTGTGACTTCCTTGTCGGTAATCGTGGCCGCGTGAGCGGTTGCGTACATTTCCTGCTTAAACAGAAATCCGTCAGTAGTGCTGAACACTTTTTCTTCCTCCGGATTATTGGCAAAATATTCTTGAACTTTTTTTGACATGATGTTGTTATTTTTTTGTTTCTACTTTTAGTTGGCCCCGGCGTCTCACCGGGACCATATCCTAAAAGTAAAAATGAATTAAACGATTGCTCCGAAGTATTTCGGGTTGTTGGCTCTCATCGCGCCGATCAATGCTCGCTGAGCAAATGAAAGGGTGTCTGCTTGGTATGCAGAATCCCGAAGGTTAGCATACATTTGTACAGATCCCATTGCCCTGAATACTTCCCCAGATGCCCAGAAGAAAGAAGCTCTCTTATCTCCGGCTTCAAACGCAGAACCCATCGGCTTCTTCACGTTGGCAGAGGTAAACAGTGGCGTCTGGCTGTACTGGAATACATTAAAGCCATACATTATCTTCTCATTCAGGATATCCTTATAAAGGACTTTATCCTCTTTACGGATTCTCGCCATATGCACAGGCGTTAAACATACATTAAGATCCCCATCGAGGTCTAAACCTGCCATGAAAGCTTGCACATCGATGACCGCATCAATAATGGAATCATTTTCTCCTAGGGTAGCAAGCTTATTAAAAGCATTATCGACAGCGGGCGTCCATGCAAATGCGGCACGCACTCCCATATTTCTGTCAAGGGCTTGCTTATGGCGTTTAATAATACTTGAACGCTTGTCATACTGCAATTCTACATCCTGCAGGTCTCTGTGTCTGGTTTGCTCCGTTGAGTAAGTTTTCAACACAACTTCGTGCGGAATATCATTGATATTTGCCAGTGGTAGTGGATCTTCTGATCCGTTAAAATAGTCCTCATAAACCGCTGGTTCCACACCTGCCTCAACTAGGTTAATTTTATCGTGATCTACCCATTCGGTCAAGTCCTTTGACTTCTTAATGAACGAGCCGTCCGGGAAGGGATTTTCGATAATATCACTAGTCCATACCTGTGTATTCAAGGCCATTAAGGCTTTACCCGCAAAAAGCGAAGGGGCGAAATACTGTACTATAGTAGTACCCGCTGTAATTACTGCGGCTCCCATGGCGGCAGACTGCAAATTCGAGAGCACTAAGGCCATCACAATAAATGCGAGAAGGAAGTTAGCAGTCAGTGCTGCGAAGGAAAGTCTCTTTTTCATAATATTTTTTTGATTTTTTTTACAGTGAAAATTAAGATGTAAAACGCACACCTTTTGCGTAACCGTCAGCAAGTGCCTGGTATTTGTCAGGTTCCTGCTCGCTGATTCTGCGCAGCTCTGCCGGGTTATGTTTTTGTAAATAATCGAAGGATTCTTTTGCATCTGCGCCGGTCGCACCTTTTGCAGATCCTGTTACTGCGCTAGCCACAGCGGTGTGTCTTCCGTCTTTTTGGTTTGCCGCCTCTTTATCAGAAATCAATTTTTCAAACCGGTTTTTTTGCTTATCGAAGTTTTCTGCCGTGAAGGATCCTACGGTGGTCTCTTTCAAATCCTCAGGAATAATTCCAAGTGCAATTGCTTTGTCCACCAATGTAGAAGCCTCGGAATTTTGCAACGCTTCAAACTTTTGTTTCCACTGGTCTCTTTCAGTTTCTGCGTTTGTTTTTTCGGTCGCCAGAGCATTTACTTTCGTAAGAACTTCGGCTTCGGTAGATTGTGCCGGCAGCGTTAATGCTGCGGCAATTGCAACTAATGACATATTTTCTTTTTTAGATTGTTTTGGGATATTAGGGCAGCCACATGCCACCATCATAGTAATTGTTTCGTCGGTAATCTCAATTTCATCCACAATAATGGACTCCACCAGACCGAGTTCCATAGCCTCCTCAGCATTCATCCAATAATCGGTTTTCCACATAGCCTCCACATCGTCCTCAGCTTTACCCATTTTTGTGGCGTAAGCAGTACGGTAAATTTTCGTAAGGTTTTCAAGGGCTTTTAAATCCGATTTAACATCGTCTTCGTTGCCGAAAACGCTGGATGCCGGTTTGTGGATCATAAACTGAGAAGTTGCGTAGCACTGTGCCGGAAAATGGCACATAATGTACGTTGCAGCGGAAGCCGCAAGCGCACCAACAATGAGGTTTACATTTGAAATTCTTTTAAGTTCATTGACCGCCTCCTGGGCTTCGAAAACGCTTCCACCAACGCAGTTAATGTACACCTGAGCGGTATTTACATTATTTGCGAGCGCGCTGTCTACGTATGACTTGATGCGCGGTGCCAGTTCCCCCTGGTAAATTGTTCCAGAAATATTCAAATTGAGTACGGAGTTGGCGGTGGTTGCAGTTACGCTTAGTTTTTTGTGCATTTGCGGCTGTTAGTGGTCACAAATTTGGGTGATGAGCGGCACTAAAAAAAATTGGCGAAAACAGAACAGATTTTTTTCCTAAAACTTCCCGCTTTTTTTCAAGAACAATATTGCGCTGATTTTTTATCAGACCTCTAATAATGGAATTTTGTGACAATTAATACGCTATGCAGGATTTAATTCACAACACTGAGCTCGAAATAAAAAACGGTGACTTTCTGGTTTCGGAAAGTGACAGCCAGCACACAAGACACATTTTAATTGCCAACAAAGGCGAGTATAAAGCAGCGCCGGAGCTTGGTGTTGGAATAAGCCAAATGCTAAATTCTGAGGAGATTACCGAGTTCCTTATCGAAGCTAAAAAAAACCTTCAGTATGACGGTCAGGTTGTAACCGATATCCAATTTACCGAAAGCGAAAAATTAATTGTTGATTCAAAATATAAATAATGGCAAGAATGACCGCGGCAGAAGCCGATTATAAAAAAAGCCAAGGGCGCGAGCTTTTTGTTAAAGGCTTTGCAGTTGCAAATATTTCAGAAATTATTGGAGTTGGCGAAAAGACGCTCGGTAAATGGCGAAAAGAAAACGCCTGGGATGATGAAAAGGATATCGCCTCATTAAAGCCGTCAAACATTAGAAAGCTCACTTTAAAAATGGCGCTCGCAATTCAGAATGGTGAGCCTTTGCCGTATAAAGCTGATGATATTTCCAAAGTAGTCGCCGCATTTGACCGTATTACAGACAGCAAGAAAATAGCAGTTTACACAATGGAAAGTATAGACGGTTTCAGCTCTTACATGCTGGAAAAAGCGGCGCAGAATGGCGGAAAGAAACGTGAGGACCTCATTGCTATTTTGCAGACAGTGCGTCCGCATTTTGACGAATATATAAGCAAACTTTTGCAGGATGACTAAAACAGAGGTAAAAACCGCCACGGAGCGATATTTTGAGCTTTCGAAATATATCCAGGAAATGACCGCAGGAAAACTGATCCGGGAAACTACGGAACAGCAGGAGGCACGAATTAAGCGGCTGCTAAAGCCTGAAAACTATATCGAATTCTTTGACTTTTACTTTGGTGTAAATTCAGGAATGAGTTTGGCAGACGCGCCAAGCTCACAGTTTCACCAGGAAAGCTACATGCGGCTTTTTAAGGATCCGCGAATTATTCAGTTTCGCCGGTGGTTTCGTGGCGCAGCTAAATCCATTCACACTAATGTTGGAAACCTTTGCCATCTGAAAGAAAATAACGAGGTGAACTTTGCTTTATTAATCGGGAAAAACGAAGGACTTTCTAAAATACTTCTTTCCGACCTTCAGGCACACCTGGAGAGCAACGAATTATATATTAAAGATTTTGGCAGACAGGTTTCCTATGGAAACTGGGCGGAAGGACATTTTGAAACACTAGACGGCAGAACCTTTAAAGCTTTAGGATTAAACCAGCCCTTTCGCGGTTTACGTATTGGTGGCAACCGTCCCGATTTTGCTTCTGTAGATGATGTGGAAGATCGAGACCAGGCGAAAAATAAAGATATGGTTCGGAAGTTTGGTGATAAGATCGTGGGTGATTTAATGAAGGGCTTTCACTTTAAACGTGGTCGCTTGGTAATTCCAAATAACTATATCGTAAAGGACGGAATTAATGATTATATCCTGAATAAAAAGAAGGATAGCACTCATATTCACGTGCACACAGTGAATTTATCAGATGTTAATTTAAATCCATCTTGGCCCGAAAGAATGACCAAAGAAGATGTAATTGAAATTAATAATGACACCGACTATTACACCAGCCAAAGGGAAGATTATAATAACCCAATTGAAGAGGGAAAGCTCTTCAAATCCAAAGATATTGTCAAAACCAAAATTGCAGACAATCAGGTTTGGGATGGCTTACTTGATCACTGGGATTTATCCTACACCAGCAATGGCGATTATAAAGCCGGAGTGCTTCTGGGAATCAAAGGAATGAATCTTTATGTTCTCGAAGTATTCTGCCAGCGCTGCGAGCTAAACTCGGCAATGGAAACCCGCGCGAATTGGTTTAAGAAATACCTTGCGAAAGGCTATAACATGATGGGCTTTTTTGATGCTACCGCAGCACAGCAGGCAGTATTTACGCCAATCATCCTACAGACCGCAGAGGATTGTAATTGTCCAAACCTTCCGATGCCGATGCACCAGGAAGGAGACAAGCACAACCGGATTGCCGCCGGTATTACCAACGCACTATTCCGTAAGATTCTGTTCTGGTCTGATGAGCTTTCGGGTTCCGATTTTGAGACTTTTATGAATCAGATCCTGTCATTCGAAAAAGGCACCAATGCAAACGATGATGCACCCGATACACTGGAGAGGGCGATTACGCTCTCTCAGATGTTTTTCGGATTCAGCAATAATACGGAAAGCACCCGCCCAATGATCGGTAAAAAGAAATCCCGCAGATTATGACACCAAGAAAAGAAATTTTTATAAAAGTTAAAGAGGCTTTAATGACCATTTCACAGCTCGAGCTGGTAGACTTCAACCGTAACCAATTTGAGAGTGAAAAATTCCCGAAGCTTTTGGTTGCTGCCCTTATAAGTATTCCAGGTGTGCAATATGAAAGCATGACCGAGGAGGGACAAATAGGCACCGCAGAGGTGGCGGTAACGCTTTATTGCCGCGACGGATGGCGAGACCAGCACAACGGAACCACGGACCCGGAACACGGCCTTATTGAAATTGACCTCCTCGATGAGATTGCAGAAAAGCTGCAGTTTTTATATGGAGATAATTTCGCACCGCTACAGCAAACAAATGACGAAGAACAGGAAGTAGATATGAGCGGTATGTTCGCATACAAACAGACCTTTGACACCCGAATTAAACGTAAAATCGGGCGCAAATATACCACCAGATCAATAACGCATGAAAAAGATATTTAAAGTAATTGCCTTCCGGATAGGCGTCGATATTTTAGGCTTTCCCATATTTCACTCCCACAGATTCGAAACAACCGTGAAGATGAGCGGCAGATATTACAAAGCATTTTCAAAAAAATAATTATGGCATTTATAACAAAAGAAGAGCTCCGTACCGTAGCGCCGGCGGACTTTGTAGATATCGTGGTCGGTATCGATGACGGTTTGGTAGATGAGATCATCGGCGAAATGACGGCTCTCATCAAAACCAACCTTGGTGCGTATTACGATACAGACCTTATTTTCAGTCAAACCGGCGATGAGCGCGACGCTACCGTGCTGATGTACCTGAAAGACCTCGTGTTTTACAAGCTTTTAAAACGCCGTAAACCAGGTGCGCTACTCAACGAAGAGGAATATAACGAGGCCATGAAGTGGCTTGAAGATATTTCCACGGGAAAAAGGAGAGCCAATTTGCCCACCGTTAAAATCGACACAGACGGCGACGGTATTCCTGATGCAGATACGCCGTTTATGAAGCTTGGTGGAAACAGAAAATACCAAAATGGCTGGTAACAATATAAAAAAGCTTGAAAATATTATGCGTAGGGCGGCCACTCAGCTGCCTGACAGTATGCTGCAAATATTTGAGGTGGAGGGGCTGGCTTTTATTTCAAAGAATTTTAGGGACCAGGGCTTTAATGATTCCGGTCTTCAAAAATGGAAACCGCGTAAAACCACGGACCGCCAGGGGCGCGATATTACGCGGTATCGTACAAACCGTAAAGGCAACGCGGGCGACTTCACCAAGTTTGGCCGTGAAAACCTGAACCGCGCAATTCTCGTGGGGCATAACACTGGAGGTGATAAATTAAAAAGCTCGTTCAGGTCACGACGAGATAAGAAAAAGGCCACAATCTATACCTATAAAAAATATGCGAAGGTGCACAATGAAGGCTCAGACACTATGCCGGAAAGAAAATTTTTCGGACGCTCTAAATACCTCAACGATAAGATAGAAACTAAGGTAAAAAAACTACTTGATAAAACTTTTAAATAATATGGCATTCACTCAACACCACACCCACATTGGCGGTAACCTCGTAGGAAACAAAATAAGCCTCTCAGGCAACCAGTCACAAGATGTAAAAAAGGTGACTAAATTAATGCTTGACACCATGAAGACGCACCGCCGTCTGTGGCGAACAGAACTCAACGACTGGCAGTTTGCACGACAGGCGCGCTATAATAGTGAAATGCCTCGTAACCATTTTATGCAGGAGGTATATGAAGATATTATGATGGATGGCCACCTTACCGGCATTTCAGAAAACCGCACGCTTCGAACCACCAATAAAGACTATATTATTTGTGATGAAGAGGGGGCAAAATCCGATACACACTCAAAGTTTATCCAGGATAAAACGTGGTTTGAGGACTTGCTCAATTATGCACATAAATCAACTTATTACGGAACTTCCGTTGTATTTCTGAATGACTTTCATAAGGGCGAAATTTCAGGTGTATCATTGGTAGACCGAGGCAGAACCATTCCGGAGCTTGGTATTATATTGAATGACTACGGAAGCAATACCGGCTTACAATACCGCGATTATCCAGACTTTCTTATTGAGTGCCAAATGTATGACCGTATCGGCTTGCTTGAAAAAGCTGCCCCGTACACCATTTTAAAGCGCCACTCGTGGGGAAGCTGGGATGAGTTTGAGGAGCTTTTCGGTGTACCGATCAGAATCGCGAAAATTGCTTCACAAAGCGACACCGTGAAAAATGAAGTAGCCGGTTGGCTGGAGGAGATGGGCTCGGCTCCTTACGGAGTTTTCCCAATAGGAACCGAGGTGGAAATTAAAGAGAATTCCAAAGGTGATGCATTTAATGTTTTCTTTAAAAAATTGGAGTCGCTTGATAAAGAGCTTTCCAAATTGGTGGTTCACCAAACGATGACCACAGACAGCGGCTCATCACGTGCCCAGGGAAGCGTCCACGAAAACACGTTGGGTGAACTTGTATTTGCTGATGAAAAGAAAATATTAGCAATTTTAAATGATAAGCTTCTGCCGGCAATGCGCGCCAATGGCTACAGCATTCCTGAAGGCTACAAGTTTAAAGTTTCGCAAACTAAGGATCCGAGTGCGCAGATCAAAATAGACGGAGAACTGATGCGTAGTGGTTATAGACTGAGCAAAGAGTATATTGAAGAAACCTACGGCGTAGAGCTCGACAAAGTTCAGGATTCCGAAATACAGAAAACGCAGGATCCGGCAAAAAAGCATTAGGCCTGCTTGCGCTGAATTTCCGAAGTAAATGTTGTGAAAATCATAACGCAAAATTTACCGCAGATTTCAGCCTGAGCAGGCTAATTTCGGAATACATTTCCGAGCTATTTAATGAGCGAAATATACCAGAGAAGCTGAGAAAGCAATTATTTGAGTTCTTTTTTGAAAAACTTTCCAGCGGTATTGATGAAGGTTATCCGGTTACGGTGGAGCAATACAGCAAGCCGCTGGCGGCGAAACTGAAAAAGAATATTGCAGAATTTTCTGCATTTAAGGAAACCGCATTTAAGGCCGCACTGGAACTGCTGCTTACCGATGACAAAGGAGACTTGGTACCGTGGTCGGCATTTAAAAAAGCGGCCTTGCAGGTTTCCGGAGACTACAACACGCGGTTTTTGGAGGCGGAATATCACCAAACCGTGGCAACGGCAAATATGGCGGGAAAGTGGCAGGATTTCCAGCGAAACAAAGAACTGTATCCGAACTTAAAGTATGTTACCGTGGGCGATGGACGAGTAAGGCCGGAACACCGCGCGTGGGACGGTATTGTAAAGCCGCTGAATGATCCGTGGTGGAATGAAAACCTGCCGCCAAATGACTGGGGCTGTCGCTGCGACGCGGTCCAAACTGATGAACCTGAAACCGACCAGCCAACAGGTGGCACGCAGCTTAAAATTGAGTTTGCAAATAATCCTGGCGTTACCGGAAAGATTTTCAATAAATCGCCTTATGAGGAGGAGCTTTCAAAGGAACAAATTTCTGAGGCAAAGCGCAATCTAAAAAACTGGCAACCATAAAAAAAATAAAAGCGTTTCAACTGTTTTGAAACGCTTTTTAAATTATTTATAAATTCCGGATTTATTAAGTATCATCGATACCGTTGCTGCGGAAATTGGCGGGAACCTCTCCGCCGTTTTCTCCATCAGGGCTGCCAATCTCCACTGTGGGTATTTACTTTCTAATTCGGCAAAATACCGCCGAACCTGCTCGTCGCGACTCTGTCGTCTAATAGTTTTTTCGCTGGTCATAGAGCAAAGATAAACAGCGGGTTTTAATTGTGCAAGACGGGATTTACTTTGAGCTTTTCAGTAGCTTGGCGAAGTGCGGCTCAAACTCCTTTGCGCTTTTATACGTGTTATTTTTCACCATGATATACGGCTTGCCCTTATTGAAATATAGATTGGCCACGTCCTGCATTTGCCTTCTTTCAATATCAGATTTTAGGGTTTTAAAATCAATTGTGGTATCCCAATATCTAACAAAAAAGCTGATGACGCGTTCCGGGGTTCCGGTGATTTTTACGGCGCTAACAACTTCCGGATTTTGCACATCCGCATTAATTACATCGGTACTTAGATCAAAGACAAGTTTACCGTCTGAAAATTGATCCTGGTAAATCTGTTTTATGTTTTTAGTTTTCACATCCATTTCACTGCTGACCTGTATCATTCCTAAATTATTTTTAAGAAATTCGGGGATCAGTCCTTGCACAAAGGAGGTGTCATAATACGTGAGCTGTGAGGGCTCGTTGCCGCGGTAAGCATTATCCTGCTTTGCGGGATAATACGGCGAAACATTTTGTGCGCCGCATAAGGTGCTGATGAGCAAGAAAAACAAAAGCTTTTTCATGGTTTTACTGTGAATTTTTTTATTTCAATAATCGGAGCAAAGTCAGAAAAAGGCAAAGCCATAGTATCAAAAACACATATTTGGTCATTATAACCTTCAACGACCTCGACACCAAACATGGTATTTAAAGGAGGTGGCAAAACGACGCCACTATCTACTATTTTATTGTATTCTAATATTCCCTTCCATACTCGTGGGATAGCAATTTTTAACCTGTTACCTGGGCATCCTTTTTGAATAAGGCGCTCAATATGTTTTTTTATTTCATACTCAATTGCTTGGGTATCGACTTCTGTTGTTTCGGCTAAGCGATTCATGATTTCAGTTAGATTAAAGTTATTAAAAAACCGCACAATATTTAGGGCGGCTTAACGCATTAATTACTAGTTTCTACCTTTTGCAATGCCGCAACCGGTACTAGCACTTTTCTTAATTCATTTGAATTAGCATCAAAGTAAAAAAGTACGGCAGTAACGTTATTTGCGCCTTCGAACCTTCCAACAGTAAATCGATGATTGCTTGACTTTAGTGATACAACATCACCCGCTTTAATTTCAGACATAGTATTATATTTTTTAATTTTATCAAAGTTATAAAAAAAAACCGCACACTAAATAAGCGGCGGTTTTTTTTGAAATTCTGCAATGGCAACACTTTTAATTGTATTTAGTACGTTTGGCTCCTCACCGGATTTTAAAGCGTAGGTTTCGTACAAGGGAAAGTCGCGCGCGCTCGTGCTGACTTCAATTGTAATAACTGTATAGCCTTTTTTCTCCAAGGCTTCTTTCACCTCTGCATTATCGTACCAATATCCGTTCAGCTTAATCATAATAAATTTCAATTATTTCAAAATTAGTGTATCCCATCGCCTTAATTTCCGCATTGTGCTTGGCGGCTTTTGGCATTTCGATGCTTAGAGTGGTGCGCCCAACTTTAAAGGTTACTTTTTTCATTCTTATTTTTTTGGTTTCTGATTTCTTAATTCGAATTCTCGCGTTAGAATTTCCCAGACTTCCGGGTGAGAAATTTTGGAGGTATTTTCGGCCATTTTTTTCAAAAGGCCATCTGGCATTTCGCCAACAGTATTGCGCAGATTTTCTACATAAGCAGATAGGCTGAACAGCGGGTTGTCTGCGGTGATGGTGCCGCTGTTCTTTTTGCCAACCTTATTTAATTTTGCGCTCAGTTGGTTTAAATATTCCTTTGCCTTTTCATCCGGCACATGATTAGAAACCGCGTCATTTTCCTGCCGCCGGCGGATATTATTCTGGTTGATAACTTCACGCTCAAACACTTCAGATTTTTCGTCCAGGTAGCTTTCAACCCACTTCATGATCACGGTGGTATCCAAGCGGTAAAACTCTGCGAATTCGCCGGATCTGGCTCTTTTAAAAAACAGGGCGACGTCTTCCAGACTTTCACATTTAAAACGCTCGTAAAGGTCCACACTCAGCTCAATCATTTGGTCTTCGTTAAGGTTTCCCTTCACATTCACCAAGTTGCAGAACCGTTTCACCAAAACGAAAATCGCGGAAACAAAAGACTGTTTTTCAGATGGCTGGTTAACCATTAGAGGGAGGTGAACACACGCTTCAAGCGAAAGACTATTTTCGATATTTGAAAGCTCAAATTTTTCAGCAGGATCATTATTGGCCGCGATCTTTTCCAAACATTGTATTAATCTTGCTGAACGCGCTGGTATTGTCTGATGTTGATTTTTTTTGATTAAGTTGCTCATAATGCTCTCGGTACATTGTCGGGTTCTGTTTTACTTTTTCTACCTCGTTCAGGTAATTGTCAAAATTGGTATCTCGGAATAAAGTTGACGGTCTTAAGTACGGAGCCATCACCGGGTTATTTTTCCACTGAACGACTTTGAGTTGAATTACCTGAATAATATCTTCTTTGGTGAAGCCGGATTTAAACAGCGCTGAAACCTTTGTTAAATTGCTTTTAATAGGTCGGAATTTGGAGCCGGTCACCTCATTTAAATAATTCAGAATTTCTATTTCGGGTGTGCTAATCTCCGGCCCTTCCATGTCGTAATATTTTTAGTAGTTTAATTAAGTCGGTCTTTTTGAGGTGGTGGAATGCTTCGTTGCCGATTTCGACATAACTTCCGGTAACCTCTCCGTCACTATCTAGCTCATCCGTTATATCAATATCCAGTTCACCAATAGAATACCTCCACCATTCATACGTGCCACCATCATCTAAATCACCGGGACCAATATTTCTAAAACCGAGGTCAAGTAATTCTCTTTCTGTTAAAAATCTAGTCATCTTACGTAAATAAATTAGGTTTCAATTTCCAAAGAGTAACCGGGCGCTGCGATTTTTCGCAAATAACGCTTTCGGTACCGGTAATAAATCCGCGGCTTTCGAGCTCGCTCATCCGTTTCCAAACCTGGTCGCTTTCCAAGCCCGCATAAGCCGCAATCTGTCTGAAAGTTCCTTGCTTCAAATATTTTAAAGCCGTGATTATTTGCTCCTGCATGGGTGCGATATGAGGCAGGATCATTTGGTGAGCTTCGCGGGAATTGTGAGCTTGCACGCTCATTTCCTGCCAGTCTGCACCTTCCGTAAAACTGTGAGAATTGTTCATATTAATTGAGATTTTTAAGTTTTTCGCTATGGTTCCACCAAGCTTTTGTCAGTGGCTTACGTGCGGTTCTTGTATTGTTGGAGATAGCAGCTTGAATTTGGCGGTGCAGCTCTTTCAGCTCCTCAATGTTATGAGCGTTAAGCGCTTTTTTAAATTTGGATCTGGTAAGCATCCAGTTATTGAAACTGTGAAAAGACTGGGGCTCCTTGAATCCGGCTTTTTCCGCGGCTGCCAGAATTTTACTTTTCCAGGCTTTGGAAACAAGCTCGTACTTAAAGGCTTGATACTCGGCTTCAACGTCTTTCAGCATTGGCGTGTGTAAGGCATACAGCCGGTTAATTTCATCATTGGTTAACTCATCAATAACCGTGGTTCGGAATCCGGTAAAACCGCTGATTTCGATTGCAATCTGGTGAGGTTTGCGCTCGGCAAACAATTCTTTTAAATCTTGTAAGGTTGCCATTATTTTGTTTTTAGTAGGGTGAATGATGCATTGGATCCAGAAAGGATAAAATCCTCTTTATTGTCGAAACCTTTATAAAAGCTCTTTTGTAAAGGCTTGCACCGTGGGTGCTTTTCGCACCTTTTACTATAGGCGCTTAAAATGTCTTTCTTGAGTTCTTCAACCTTTTCGTCCTCAACCCAAATTCTGTCGATTTCTTTTAGGTACTGAAAAAACTCCTCTTCCAGCTTGTTTTTTGCGGAGGTCGTATGACCTAATTTACATACGTACATATCAGTGTTGTTTTCTTGTTTTCTTGCTCCTCCGGCAGGATTCGAACCTGCATAAACCAATCTTCGGAGGTGTTTTTACGTGCTCAGCTGTAGCAGATGTGTGCAGTAGGGCACGGTTTTTAGGACTTGGCTGTCCGGCTAATATTTACTAAAAAGCTTATAAGTGCAGGATATAAGCTCTTTGGCTTATGATCTACAAAGCGGAGAAATTAAGCTCTACGCCTTTGTATTTTCCTTCTGCGTCTTTTTTCCAAACTTTGAAGTACGTTTTTGAGTTGGGACGGGAAATACTTTTGTCAATCAGTGTCATAATATCGCTCCACTCGGCTTTGAGCTTGGCGTTTTTAATACGCTCAGTGTGGCGGCGAAGACCGAGAATTTTCTTTGGATCCAGTTTGCCTTTGGAAGTCTGGAAGGCGTCTTCTACAATTGAGATAATAAAGTCATCGCCGCTGATGTTGGTCCGGATAAGATCCATTAGCTTTTCGCGGGCTGACTCAATGGTGAGTTCATCAAAACTAATCTGCTCCTGCACGTTTACCTCTATTTTGATGGTGCGGTTGAAGTTGTACCAGGTATAATTTCCTTTGCCTTCCAGCTTCACGCTGTTCTCTTCTCTGGCAGCTTCAATCACTTCCTGCACCAGATCGGTGATTTTGGTTTTGAAGTCTGCCGCCTTCTGGTTGATCGCTTCTGCATCACTGAGGAGTGCAAACGCATATTTTTCCTTGAGCCTTTCGCTCGCGGTGGTCCGGTTGTACGGAATTTCGGTTCCGCTTTCATCGATCCAAATTTTGTCTTTTGGGATTTGCTTTAGTTTCATGCTAAATTTTTATATATTTCGTTCAACGTCGCCTTTGTAAGATCGAAGCTGATAGATATACCCGCGCCAGACCTTTTTATAGCACACATTCCGAGTGAAAAGCAGTGCCCAAGTTCAGCTCGGCTGAGGTCGCGGTTAATTACAGCTTTTACCACTTTTGGATTTTCTGTTGATTGTGTTTTTACTTTTGTATCAGCGAATAATGAGCTGAGTTCTTCTTGATGGACTTCTGGTTTCATAGGGTGTTATTTTGAATTATTAATTGTCGTTTCTGTTCTCTGAGGTCTCTCAGTTGGTCGTGCAGGTGGTCGTATTCAAGCTGGCTTTCCGCCTCCTCCATCTGCTGCTGTACTTCGAGGATCATCTGGTCGAGTTCCTCCTCGTTGGGTGCAAATAGCTCTGTCATGATATTTTCAGTTTTAAAATTTGTTCCGTGATTTCCTGATGCGCTCTTGGATAAGTTTCCACAGCGAGCAGCTTTCCGTTTTCATCTTCATAATGCAGCACATCATGGTGCCACTCCGGGTATTTCATATAAGGCGATTTCCAGCCTGTTTTTTCTACCCATTTCAGCAGCTTAAAAATTTTCTCTGTTATTTCAGCCTCATTTTTATGCTGGGATCGGTGGAGTAAAATTCTTTCATTGGCGGTAAGGATTTTGTAAATACTGTCCAGCGCAAGAACCTCCTGTTCTGTAGTGCGCGGTCTTTCGGTGTATCTGTTCATATTTTTTTGTTATTCTTTAATTGCCCAATATTTTCTGGCTCCTTCTTCCCAAATCACATACTCACCGCCGTTTTTTCCGATATACCTGCCTTTTGAAAAAGCCTTAAATCCTTCGATCCAAATTTTAAGGCTGGCATCGTACATTACTTTTAATGCTGTTTTTCCCATAGGGTTTCTGCCTTCGCACTGGCTGTTATAAATGAAAAGTTTGTTCTTAAACTCACTTTTCAGCGCCATATATTCTTTAAAGGTTAACCAGGTGTACTGGAAGCTGTCGACCACAATTACATTGGGACTTTGGTGCTTCTTGAGACGTTGCCTGAGTTCCTCCATCGGCTCGCTAATGAGCTGAACGCGTCTCCCGCAATCCTGCATGTTATTATCAATCCAAGCCTTTTGCATGGTGTGGGCGGTGCCCTCTTCCAGTGAGTTATAAAGCACCCTTTCAGTTTTGGCGAGTTCTTTTATCAGCTGGAGCAGGAAGTTGGTTTTTCCGTTTCCGGAGTTTCCATACACGAACCAGGTGCCTGTTTTTTCGGGCTTATCGAAGGCGTCAAAAAATTCATCGGTAAAGTCAAAGAGCTTATATTTTTTTGCTAAAAGGTCGCTGCTGCTGAGTGCTTTATTCATTGCTTTTTCTATCTTCTAAAATCCAAAGGATCAACAAAACATAAATTACAATACCCCCCAGAGGCCAGTCCAAAAATTCGGCTCCACTAAAAAGCCATGCGTCAAAAAAGACATACATGATAATTACGGCCAATATTCTCCCCAGTGTATCCATCATTATAATTTTGGCAGGTTCAACACTTTTCTCACAAAATCCTCGGTCAGCTCCTCGCCGGTTCTTTCGGCCTCGCGCATCGATGGTACCAGAACTTCGTACAACTCACCATAATTGTTGCATTCGGCCTGTAGAAACTTAATAAGGGCTTTATCTTCAATGCCTTTTAAGAACTCATTAAACCTTGTATCAATGGTTTTTAAAGTGCGGATTCCGTATTTTACTCTGCGGTAGAACTGCGGCATTCCGGGGCTGTTTTTCTTTCTCAATTTTTCAATCTTCTCCAAAAGCTGATTTGTACCGATTAGCACCAAACCGCACTTTTTATTTAGGTGATCGTGAAATTCTTTGATGTTGCACAGCGTGCTCTGCTTCATGAATTCGGCTTCGTCAAAAATTAGAATGGGATTTCTGCCGTTTAACCGGAGGCGCTGTAGCTCTTTGATGATGGCGCTTATTTTTTTTGATTTACTGTGCACCTGGGGAAGCTTTAAAGAGTCGCACAGTTTGTCGAGAAGATCCACGATGGTGTCCATAGAACCAACCGTTACTTTAAAGTTATCTTTTGGGTTTTGGCGGATGAAAAGGTCAGAAACGTATGTTTTGCCACAGCCGGTCTCACCGATCAAGATATTAGTGTAGCCGTACTGTTTGGCATCTTCCAGCGTGGCGAAGATCTGCATCGCCTGAGGCGTTGGGTAGAACTTCCAGAACTCTGTTTTGCCGCTCACATCCATGCCGATGGCCTCGGCGATGATCCTGAAATATTTATCGGCAATTTCAACATCTTTACCGCCGGTGGGTACAAAGAATTTTCCGTTACGCATCTGGCTGATGTAGTTGGAGGGTACTTTATACTTATCGGCAAACTCGTTGGCAGAAAAGCCGTTTTCATCAAGCCAAAGCTCGAACGCGTTCAGGATGTTACTTTTTGTTTCTTTAGTCATTTTCAAGGTATTTATTGAGATTTACTTTTTGTTTTAAATATTGTTCCTGGGCTTGGGTCCAGTCGTTTTCTGTTTTTTTCTGCTCTTTTACTTCCTGCTTTGTGATCATCTTCTGGGCGGTCTCCAGACGCTTAGCATTCTTAAGGTTTTTGTGCTGGCCTCGGCTGTCGGTGAGGAGTGTTTTAACCAGCGAACCATCGAGCTCTTTATGATCGGTAAAAAATTCGCTTACCGTTCTGGCGTCCTCAGCCTGTACTTCCAAAATCTCGTTTTTAATTTCTCTGTTGAAACTTCGCACCAATTGCAGCTGTTCACCGTCGCCCTCCATTCTGTCATAAAGCGCCATTGGCTGCTCGTGTTTCTGCCGGAGTAAGAATCTCAACTGGTGCTCTTCATTGTATGCAAGAACCTGTGAAAGGTCTTCCGGGTTATATTTGATTCTCCATGAAAGGCTGTCGTATTTTCTGAAATCCATATCGAATGAATCGTAATAATACCGGATGCCTTCAATTTTCGGAGCGATACCGCTGTGTGATCTGCTGTTTAGGAACCCGGTCTCCTGTCCGAAGTGCAGCAGAAACTCCTGTTCAGTAACAAACTTCTTGGCGTCGTCCGGCATTTCAGCGTAAGCTTGCAGGAACTTCTCTCTTAACTCTTCGCGCTCTCTTTCGATGAAAGCGGTAAGCTGTGCTGTACATCCAAATTCATCCGGGAAACTGGCTTTAATTTTCTGTAAATATTCAGGGTTCGGCTGTTTGGCTGCTTTCACGCCGTGGCCGGACCAATTAGACATAAGCTGGCAATACTTTTTATTGAAGTAATTGAACCACGGCTCGATGACTTTAGATTTTGCGTTGCCCACTTTTGCGGGAGTGTAATGTTGAGAAAAGGCTTCGTATATCGGGAGCATTGCTTTTTTGCCATAGTTGTCAGATTGTATTTGAAGCACTTTGTGTTTGGTTCCGAAAAGCTCCTCGGTATGAAGTACCGCGTTTCGTATCGCCTGGCGGATCAAGTCCGTTGTTTCAGCTCTGCCGATGGCATAACCGATTGGATATTTCAGCGAAGGGTCCAGAACCACCACCATGGTTAAACGGTTATGGTAGGTAGTGCCTTTTTCGTCGGTTCTCTGATAATAAAGTTCAGAATCCCAACCGTCGAGCGTCCAATAAAGAAGCGGTGAGCTCGGCGCGGTTCTCTTCACAGTCATTCCCACGTAATTGTCAAAGGCTTTTTCGCCGTGGTTTCCGCCGTAGGTGTAAAGCTTCCAAAGCTTGCGGTAATTAGCAATTCCTGAAGCGGTCAAGCTCTTCCATCCCATAACTTGAGCAGTATGTTCGTAAATTCTTGCGATCATCTCATTGTCAAGATTGCGGTGGTCACGGAGAATCGATCTAAGCAATGCCTCCTGCGCAGGGTCCTTAACTTTCGCCGCATTTTTACCAAGGAACTTTTCACTGATCAGCGATTTGTAGCCGTCTTTCTGAAAAGCTTCCAGTTTGTCGCGAAGTCTTCTGTCGGTGCCGGGTAATTTATGGCCGGTTTGTTCCTTAACTTCTGCGAGAGCCTTAGCAGCATCTACCCACACTTTAGTGATAGATCCGCCACGGCTTTTTCTAAACATCTTCATTTCTTTGATGTAAGCATCCAAGGCTTGAAGCATTTCAGCGTCCGCCACGTACTGCTCCTGATGTTCCGGTGACAGCGTGCGGTGTTCGTCGATCATATAAGTGGCAAAAAAATCAACTGCCTCATAATCTGTACTTCTATACTTCAGGATTTGGTGCTGCACTTGCTTTTTCGGTGGATAGCCCAGCTTTTTAATGATTTTCACGCGGAATCGTTCCGGAATGGTGTCGAATTCTACCAGGGCGTAATTGCCGAGGCCTTTGCCTTCTCTTGCACGGCGTATCTTACCAACTCGGCACAACTTATCATAGTTGGGCTTCGTAAGGATCTCGCCGTCCTCATAAAGAAGGGCAGCGGGAACGGTAAGCGTGTTTTGGTAGAATTCGTAAGCCATGTTTATAAAATACTTATGAGAAGTTTTTGCTCCACTCCGGGAGTCGAACCCGGAACTTTGCCAATGTGGATTTGCTGTAATTAACAGCCGGTGAAAATGAAGTGGTAAATTGCGGCTGCTGTGCCGGCAACAGCGATAAAACCGAGGGCCACATCTGCGGCGTATCCAATGTTTGTTAAAAAGGTTTTCATGATATTGTTTTTAAAGGTTTGTAAGTCGGTCTCAGTGGAAAGCCAAGGAAGTGGCTGTAGGTTGCAATCTCTTTTTTGCCAGTGTCTGCATCGACAACCGGAATGCTTTTGTAACTGAATAGTTGGTGAAGTGCTTTTCTCATATTTTATTTTTAAGGAGTTCGTTTCTGGTATTGATGATCTTCTGTAAAGCTTCAACAGCCTCCGAGTGGTTTTTTGAATACACTCTTTTAAATGCTTTCTCTGCTGTTTGGGATTCGCACTCCATTAATTCTGCAACTAGTCCCCAATCACCACGTCTCTTATTTTCAAGCAGTGTGGTCAGCTTTCTTAAGTACTCTTCCTCGTCTTTATTAGTTGGCTTAAAATCGATTACAGGTGGAGAACTTTTTGATTTTCGGTCAGACAT